ACTCTTTTCTTTTTCTTTTTGCCTCCCCCCTAAACCCTTTTTCAAGCCAAGGAAACGGAAGCTGAGCATGATTTCATTTATTCTCTCCCAAAAAAAAAGTAACCTGATTTCAATCCTGAGGTATCCGGTCTTCGCACGCTTCCCATTTTATTCTCTCCCGCAGGACTTGAGGGGGGTGAATTTCGATATCTGTGAAGTTTAGGGGGGAGGCTCCTGCGCAAGTAGGAACACTCCCCCCGGACGACACAGATCTGTCGCAAAGATCCCCCCTCCAAGGGAGAGATTAAAATCGGAAGTGCGATAGGCTGTTTAGGATTTGGTTCTAGGTGTATCAAATAGGGGTTGAGGTGTTAGGCGTATCAGATAGGGGGTAGCGCAAAAGGGCTAGGAAGCTTCAGCTCTTAGTATTACCCTAGCCCTTGCGCTTTTCGGCCCAAGTTTACGTACGCCGATCATGTTTTCAATGTGTTTTTGCGGTTATTCCGATTATTTTCCCCTCAATTTAGCTTTGGGCCACTTCGCCCTTTTTCGACCCGTGTTATGCTATGCGCTTTTCGACCCACTTCATAGTTCTCCCTTTTTCGACCCACTAAAAATCATTTTTAATGTCTCGTATTCGCGGCACTCGCTGGTGTTTCACGATCAATAACTTCACTCAAGAGGAAGAGGAACTTGTTATGAACATGCCAAGTACAGGATGGGTTAAGAGTATGATAGCAGAAGAGGAACATTTATTCGAAGGAACCCCTCATATCCAAGGGTATTTTACAACCACTAAGAGGACAGATTTTACAGCACTTACTAAGTTCTTCAATGGTAGAGCTCATTTAGAACAAGCTAAAGGTTCAACACGTGACAATTGGAACTATTGCAGTAAGGAAGGTAATGTTATTGTGGAATTTAACAGACCAAGTACAGTTGACAGAGTTCCCCATAGAGCACACGAAGATCCTAAAGACGAATGGGCTGATTTAATGATTCAAGATTGTGAGCAGATGGATAGAGAGACTTTTAGGTCAGAACATCCTAATTTTTTCCTTAATCAGAGAGATAAGTACGAGAGAATTCATAATGAATACTTGGCACGAACAACTACTGTATTCGATGGACGACTCCATGATAAGAACATATGGATATACGGCCCTCCTGGTTCTGGAAAGTCAACCCTTGCTAGATCCGACACACCCATTGATCACATATACTTCAAACCGGTTGACAAGTGGTGGGACGGTTTTGACCCGTCTAAACACAACAGAATCGTCATGGACGACTACCCTAACGAAGCAACTGGCGGCGCTATATTTACCCAACGCATGAAGATTTGGGGCGACCGTACTACTGAGCCCCGTCCAGTTAAAGGAGGTACTATCACTGTAGATCCAAATATTCCTTTTATTGTCACTTCTAATTTCCCAATCGATGAGTGTTTTTCTAATGATGTAGATCGCGAAGCTATTCATCGTAGATTCCAAGAGATTTATCTCGACGGTGACAAGTCTAAGTTAGATCGTTTCATGCATCTCAAGAACCTTATTAATCCAGAAGATCCTTTGGACTGTGATGATTCCATTGTCTCAGATTAAACATTTTTTTTACTATTTGTTGGATGTCTCCTTTTGTTTTGGTCTTCGACACGCTGAATGGAGATTGAGCCGGCGGAGCCGAAGGCGAGCACGGCGACAAGGGGTGAGCGAAGCGAACCCCTTCTAATCGGGATAAAACGTTTGGTATTCGGAATTGATGTTTGGTATTTGTAATAGGGGTAGTATCATTTTTTTAATGGTTTATAGACGTAGTTATAGACGTAGTTATTCACGTAGTTATTCTAGGCCTGTTCAACCAGTTAGGTATTCTAATGAGACTTATAATGTAACATTCCAATATCAATGGACCGCTACTCCAACATCAGCCACGGTTACTATGATCCCTGCTTCTGAAGTACAGGGTTTACGCAAGACAAAGAACTTTACTCTTAATATTTCTCAATCTCCAACAACTAATGCACAAGGTGTAGTACAGTCTACTAGTAGTTTTATTTATGCACTTGTTTATGTACCAGCAGGAACTGTTGCTGGCGCTATTACTATTGGAAACGGTAACGCTGCTGCTTCATTGTATGAGCCCAATCAAAACGTCATCTGCTCAGGAGTCTGCGATAGCTCCTCAGGACAACTCAGAATATCAAGCCGTTTGGCGCGTAATCTTAACTCAGGCGACTCGGTTGCTCTCGTTCTTCGTCCCACGTACACGACAGGCACAGAGGGCAATATCACCCGTGCCTCAGTCACCCTCAACTTCGCAATAGCCTATTAAACATTTTTTTTATTGATGAATTATAACAGGAACTATTTCTCTCGTAAGGGAAGAAGTTTTATTCCTAAACCAATTGATCCAGGATTCACTATTGATCCAGCCAAGGTTGAAGCTTATAAAGAGTATTGTCTCAACAATGGACTCATTAAATTCCCTCCTCCAGTTTCTCCAACAATAGATGGAACCATGGAAGTCTATGATATCCAGCAATCATATGAGATCCCAGGATCAGGTACCAATCATAATCTTCTAGATGGTATAGTCTATCATTATACAGGCAAGAATCTCATTGATTTCGATTATGTTCTATGTACTATAAGTAACTTATCCTATAGTGGTGCAGGTTCTTTCATGTATTATTTATCTAATACTGATGCATCTTTAGTCTGTTGTTCTAATTCTGGAGCTGGACATGTTAATGGGTTCCTTGTATATCAATCGGAGACAGGTAAGACAGTTTTTAATATACCTAATTTACCCTCACAGAGTCAATTTATTTCTGGAAAGGGCTATTCATATGCACTTACTTCTTCCTCCCAGTCCGTTGTCATCGAAACTCTTATAGTTGGTAAACTCCCTGAGAATCAGTAA